TATTAGCACTTTTCGTCGTAACCTAATTACTGACTTTCTTCTTGACGGAAATATCTTTATTTATTTTGATGGCGTTCACCTGTACCACTTGCCTGCGAATAAAATGACAATTCATGCAAGTGATAGCACATATATAGAGAAATTTACATTTAATGAGCAAATTACTTATAAGCCTAGTGAAATTATTCACATTAAAGACAATTCTTTTTACTCTATTTATAGGGGCGTTTCTAGACTAAAACCTGCTCTACGTACTATGATTCTTACTCGTAGTATGAGAGATTTTCAAGATAACTTCTTTAAAAATGGTGCAGTTCCAGGACTAGTACTTAAATCTCCAAATACTTTGTCGGAGAAGATTAAAGAGCGCATGATTCAATCTTGGTCTGCTCGATATAAGCCAGATGCAGGAGGTCGCCGCCCTTTAATTCTTGACGGAGGAATTGAGGTAGACTCTATTTCTAATGTAAACTTTAAAGAATTAGATTTTCAAGCGGCAATTGCAGAAAATGAAAAGATTATTTTGAAAGCATTGGGCATTCCACCAATTATGTTGGATTCAGGAAACAATGCAAATATTCGTCCAAATATGCGTATGTACTATTTGGAAACTATTCTTCCTATCGTACGAAAAATGAATTTTGCTTTAGAAAGATTTTTTGGATTCGAGCTAAGTGAAGATATTACTAATATTCCAGCACTTCAGCCAGAGTTACGAGATCAATCTCAATACTACTCAGCTTTAGTAAATACTGGAATTATTAGTCCAAATGAAGCACGAGATGCTCTGGGATTCGGCCCCGTAGAAGGATATGATGACTTGCGAGTACCAGCAAATATTGCAGGAAGCGCTGCAAACCCAGATGAAGGCGGTAGGCCTGTAGAAGGAGACACAGATAATGGCGAGAGCTAGAGCACGCAGAGTAGTTTTGCAAGATATTGCAATGTATATGCTTGAGAAAGGTAAAGTACTTTCACGACACGATTGGGAAAAAGATGATAATACTCCTATTCGTGTTGGGCTAATATTTAACTACTTTGGAAACTGGTCACGAATGTTAGGTATTTTAGAGAATGAGTTGCCCGATGTTTGGAAACAGATTAATACACCAAAGGTTGAACCAAAGCCTAAGGTGGAACCTGCCCCAAAGCAAAAAGTAGACCCACTTGAGGCTTTGAGCAAAGCTGCAAAAGCAGAGAAGAGCGAAGACTAATGGAAAAAATCTTTAATCTCACTTCTACCTTCAAGGCTTTGGAAGAGGACGATGGTAGCGTACACATTTGCGGTATGGCAAGCACCTCCGACTTTGACCGCGCTGGAGATACTATTTCAGCAGAAGCATGGACAAAAGGTGGTCTAAGTAACTTTGAAAAGAACCCTATTATTCTTTTTAATCATGACTATAACAAGCCTATCGGACGCGCAACAGGACTTAAAGTCACTGAAAACGGTCTTGAGCTAAAGGCTAAAATTTCAAAATCTGCGCCAGATCATGTGGCACAGCTTGTTAAAGAAGGTATCCTTGGAGCTTTTTCTGTCGGCTTCCGAGTCAAGGATGCTGATTATGTTTCGGAAACCGATGGACTAAAGATTAAAGATGCTGAGTTGTTTGAGGTATCAGTTGTATCTGTACCTTGTAATCAAGCAGCTACCTTTTCTCTGGCGAAATCTTTTAACTCTATGCATGAGTACGAAGAATTCAAGAAAACTTTCAAAAATAGTGTAGATCTAGCCGGTCAGTCTCTGGCTAAGGATGAAGATTCATTAGTAGCTAGTGATACACCGGACGGGGCTACAGAAGCCCAAAAGGAGATCAAAATGTCGGAAGAAGTAAAAACTCCCGAAATCGACCTGGAAGCTTTTGCTAAGAAAGTAGCAGAGGAAACTGCTGCTAAAATTGCAATGAAGCAGGCCGAAGAAAAAGCTGCTGCTGAAGCACAAGCTAAAGCTGCTGAAGAAGCAGAAGCTGCAAAAGCAGCTCAAGAAGCAGAAGTCAAGACTGCGATCAAGACTGGCATTGAGTCAGGTACTGAGCGTCTATTGGCAGATGTACAACAAGACCTTAACAAGCGTAATTCTGATATGGAAGAGACTCTTGCTAAGTATAAGCGTGAGCTTGAAGAGAAGTCAGAAGAAATTTCTAAGATGCGTGAGTCTAAGCGTGTATTCGCTGACCGTGCTGAGAAATCTGACATTTCTAAGTGGGGCCGCGATTTTCTAACTGCCCATATGCTGGGTGTGATGACTCGTAAGGGCTGGGACACTGCTTTTGCTCGTGATGTGCAAGAGAAAGCAGGCATTAACTATGCTGCAAATGCTGCTGACATCGACCAAGAAGTTTCTTCTTTGATCGAAAAGGAAATCATGAATGAGCTGAAGGTTGCTCGTTTGTTCCGTGAAATTCCTGTCAATGGCGGCGCAACTGTGTTGCCTATCCAGACAGATGCTGGCAAAGCTGCTTGGGCCGCTGACGCTACTTCTGGTAACTTGGAAAACCGGCCTCAAGTTACTGCAAACCAGTACAATGCTAAGCAAGTTGTTCTTAACGCTTACCGTTTGGTTTCTAGTACCTTTATGAACAACGATGTAGACGAGCAGGTACTCATCAACTTGATGCCTATGCTTGTTGAGTCAGTAGCTCGCGCACACGGTCGTGCAGTAGAAGACGTTATCATCAATGGTAACGGTACTATCTCTGGTCTCGACAACTATGCAGCTGCATACGATCCTGGTACTTTCTCTTTGGCAGCAGGCACTCGCTTGACTTCAGCCATGCTTCTCGGTGCCCGTGAAGCAATGGGTAAGTATGGCCTTAATCCTATGGATATGGCCTATGTTGTTAGCCAGCAAAGCTACTTTGATTTGTTGAATGATGCTAACTTCCAGACTCTGGATGAAGTAGGTTCTGACCTTGCAGCACGTGTTGTTGGTACTATCGGTGCGGTGTACGGTTCACCCGTAATCGTATCTGAAGAGTTCCCTGCAGAAGTAGCAGCCGCTCCTGCCGCTTTCGCAGTTTATACTCGTAACTACGTAGTTCCACGTCTTCGTGGCGTAAACGTAGAGCAAGACTACGAAGTAATGAACCAGCGTCGTGTAATCGTAGCTTCTCAGTCACTTGGTTTTGAAGAAATTCTTGCCGGTGACGGTGCAGGCAACGAGCCCGCAGTCAAGATCGATCACGAAGCTTAATAGCTGAGTAAACTGGGGAGGTCCGCCTCCCCAAGTTTTTAGTAATGGACTTATGGCAGATTTAATTACATTAGAAGAGTATAAAGAATCCAAAGGCCTTTCTAGTGTCAAGGACGACTATCGCCTTAACACTTTGATAGATTCCGTAAGTCAATTAGTAAAAACTTATTGTGGTAATAGTATAGTAGACTATTACTCTACTAATAAAGTAGAAACTTTTAGTATAGACTGGGACACTCATTTAGTCCAACTTACTGAAAGTCCTGTTAATAGCGTAGTTTCTGTAGAGACTCGCGATACTGTAGCTGCTTCTTATACTACTTTGGCTAGTACTGAGTATTATTTGGATACTGCTACAGATAGTATTATGTATGTAAGTTCAGGATCGAATAATTACAGAAACTGGCCACGGGGTCCAGGAGCTGTAAAAGTTACTTATACTGCAGGATATTCAGAAACTCCTGCAGATTTAAAACTTGCTTGTATTGATTTAGTACAATATTACTTTAAAGAAGAGCACACTCAACGTCGTACACTTTCAGGAGCTACTATTGAAAATCAAGGCTCTGGAGACGGACGAGGCTTCCCTGACCACATTAAACGTGTCTTGGATATGTATAAAAACTTTTAATGGCTGCATCTAATCTAAAAAGTTTTTTACAAAAATTAGATGCAGAAATGCAACAAAAAAGTGAAATATATAGAAAAACTGTTTCCAATAAAAAGCCCCATACTTTTTATGTCTCTAAAGAAGGTTTATACCAACAAGTTCTTACTCAAGCAGCGTCTGATGGAGTTACTGGGGCTTCAGCAGCGATTAAATCTGCGACAAATAAATATTTTACGGCTTTGAAGAACCAAGCTGTAAAATCAAAAAATAATCAGTATTTTGTAGTATTTGATCTTAAAGTGGGCCCGAACGACTTTAGTATAACTTTTCAATTAACGAAATCATTCGTATCCGCAAGAAGAGGTACTACGGTAAGAGACACTTTTGAATTAGTAAAAGAATTTAAAAATTTTGCGAAATATGACTCTTTTATTACAGAAATGCGTAATATTTACAAAGGAAAAGGCTCTGCTTTAGATGAGGGGAAGTTTTTAGATATGGGTCACGCAGAGGAAAGTGCTGTAATTAAGCAAAGAATCTACGACTCTTTAACTTCTTATGGTGAGCCTCCTAAAAGTTTATTAAATATAGAAGAAGTAAGTTCTTTATTTACTTTATTAAAAAATGATTCTTTAGACACTATAACTGTTAGCTTAGAATCTGCTGCTTTTAATCAGTTAGAAGGCACAAAAGAGCTGAAAGGATTAAAAAACGAATTTCAAGATACGCTACAGAAAGCAATACAGAAACTAGAAGTACATAAACAAAAAGGTTCCGATAGTTTAGAAACTAAAAAAGTAAAAGAAGTACACAATGCTGTTACAGAAGAACTTATAAAACTTTCAAAAAAAAGTAAACGAGTTCGTACTAATATAAAGAGTAAAAAAATATTGAAGTCAAAGAAAAGTCCTGTTACTTTTAAAAATACTTCAAAGGTTCAATCTTCTCATAAAGGAAAAAAAGCCTCTAAAGCCTCAAAAGCAAAACAGTCTAACGTATCTCTAATTAGGTTAATAGGAATACTAAACCAACAACTACCAGAACAAGTTGCTGGAAATATGGAAAGTCCTCGACTTAACTATAGAACAGGACGATTTGCCTCTTCAGTAAGAGTTACAGACATTACTCAAACGGCAAAAGGATTTCCAAGTATTGGGTACACTTATATGAAGTATCCTTACCAGACATTTGAACCTGGATATGCTCAGGGGGATGTAAATAGAGACCCTCGAAAGTTGATTGACGCATCTATTCGAGAAATAGCAGCACAGTTTGCAATTGGAAGATTCTACACGAGGAGAGTATAATGAGCACAGATACTACTAGATTTTACTCTACTCGACGAAGTTCTATCATTACTGCTTTGGTAGATGTGTTAAAAGAAATTGATGGGGATGGAAAGTTTCACACAAATCTTTT